CCCCGGCCTGGACCTGCACCTGTTTCTTATTCGACGACACAGCCATCGCCACGACTCGCGTATGGCTGGCGGTATGCGCGAACAGGAGCCGCTTTAATTGCTCCATCACGATCCCGGCGTTAACAAAGGGCGCTTTCTTCTTTTCCATCAGGAAGCCCATCACCGCGAACGCCGCCAACTCTTCCCCGCACATCCCCAGGCCCGCGACGACCTCGCCCGGCTTCGCCTCATGCATCGCGCCCCTGGTGACATAAGCATCGACGAGCTTCTGCGGAACGTGTAGCTGCTTGGCAAGCTCCGATGCGTCAAGCGCGATCTGCGGGATGTCGGTCATGTCGGCATCACACAGATCGCGGATGATCTTGCCGGGATAGGGCTTCTTCATTACCTGGACGCGCATTTTTTTTATTTCTCCTTTGTAGACAAGTTACAGATGCGGGCGTATTTTAAAACCATGAGAAAAATATTGCAACTTTTCAGGCGGCGCAAGTCATCGGCGAAGTTCGCGGAGGATGCAGATGGGGCAAAGATGGCGAAAAAGAAACAGCCTAGTAAAAAAGCGGGCAGCGAGAGGGCCAAAGAATACGCCAGCTACGATAAGCGAGAGGTCGAAACAAGCTACGACGAAGAACTAGCCAGGGAAAGAAGGCACAAGCGCGGGGTGCGAGGTTCAAAAATAACGCCGCCGCGATCAGCCGCGCCCCCCGCGCTCGTCGGCACTCCCGAAGAAATAGAGGCGCAAACGGCCATCAATAACAACGCATCCCTGTGGGAAGCCCTGGAGAATCCACATCTCGACAAGGACAAAGCGCCCCCCGGCGGCCTCCTCGAAGCGAGGGGGAAAGTTAGGAAGGCGCTGCAACAGATGCAGCTACCCGACGACCATCCCATCCATCGGGCTGTTACGGCATCGCAACGCGCAGGACACAAAGACCCTGATCTAATCGAGGCGGCAAAAGATGCCATCCTGGACAAAGGGAGCGACGATGCCGAAGCCTACGAGCAGGCAAAGAGCGAAGCATCCGACACCCCCCGCGACAGCGACCAGGGCGGCGGCGAGGACGGGGCGAAGCGCCGGGAAACGGTCTACGGCGTGATGCAAAGCATCGATGGTGATTACGAAAAAGACCAGGCCGAAGCCTACGCCGATTATTTAGGCGGCGGAAAGTGGAACCCCGACCTCCTGGGATCGGACATCGGAACCCCAGACGAGATGGATGCAGACCTCGCGGATCGTGTTCACGATGCCCACCAAGGACCGCAGACCAGGGCAGAGCCTGAATCTGAGGAGGAGGCCGAGGAGTGGGAGCAACAAAGGCAGCAGCGGGCAGCGTCCGCGCAGCAAGCCATCGGGGAGGCAATAACGGAAGAAGAGGAGGACGACGAACCCAGCGGCCCCCGGAAGCGATGCCCGAAGGGGAGCAGGAAAGACGAGGACAGCGGCTCCTGCCAGAAATACTCAGAGGCCGATGCGACCGACCCGGCCCCGAAAAAGAAAACCCTACGCGAACGCCTGGGAGCCAAGAAGAAATGCGATGGCGACTGCCCGGACGACAACGATGGCCGCCAGGCTAAACAGTTTAAAGCACCCCCAGGCCGTGAGGCACAGGTCAAAGCCCTTAAAAAAGAAGATGTAGAGAACCCCTACGCCGTGGCCTGGTCGAGCTATGACGCGAAGAACTCCGAAAGCTACGCCCCCATCTGTTTCAGCGATAATCAGCTACCCGGGGGCGACTTCGACGCGGTACAGAACGAGGATGGAACCTGGAACATCGGCATCGACAAGGACATCCCGATAATGGGAACGGTCCAGGAGGTCGGGGTCAAGGGCAACGAGCGCCCCATCGGGATAAAATGGCTCCGGGCGGCCCTGCGGAAGCATAGGGCGTTAGAGGAGCAACCCGGCGGCGCGTACTATGCGCCTGTCCACCTTAGACACCATTCAGAGAACAGCGACCACGATGAAACCGTCCCCGCTGGGTTCCTGCGGCTGAACCGCATCGCCCCGGCGTTCGACGGAGGCGACAACCAGGCCGCCATCTTTGCGACCCTGTACAACGTCCCCGATGACATCTACCAGCAGATCAAGGCCCGGAAATGGGCGTTTCGATCCGTGGAGGTCGCATCCTGGGACAAGCCCCAGGTGTCGTCGCTGTCTTTACTGAACACCGAAGCGCCTTTTTTCAAATATCCAAATTTGACCATCGGCAGCGAAACCCCAGCCGTAGCCGTAAACGTATTACCATTAGAAGCCGCCGCGCCAGCCCTCGCCCTCTGCGAGTCCGGGGCCGGTGGATCAATCCTGTTTAACTTTAGCGAGGCCCGAAGAATGGCAGAAGAAAAAATCAAAGAAGAGATCGAGATCGAGGAGGATCTGGACCTCAACGATGAGGATGTCGATGTCGATGTCGATGTTGACGAGGAAGATGAGGGCGCGACCCTGTCGGAACTGGCCGGGATGATGCGCGAACTCATGCGCCGCTTAGATGATGAAGTGGATGAGGAAGTCATCGAAGAAGTACGCGACAAGAGAAACGAGGATGTACCCGTAGACATTGCCGCCAGCGAGGGCAAGATGGCCGCCATGCTTTCCGAGCTTTCGGGCCGCGTGTCGGGGATCGAGTCCAACCAGCGCAAGGGTCGCCAGCGCCAGGCGCTGTCATCCTATGTCGAGAAGTCCCTGGGCAAGCTGTCCGGGTACAATCTCCCCGACAGCCTGGGCGACACCATGACGAAGATGGCGCAGACCGCCGGGGGGAATTATAAAAAGCTCCTCGATCAGTTTGTCGCCACGTTCAAGGCGACCGCCAGCCGTGATGAGGATCTTGCAACGCTCGACGATTTCGAGCAGTCCATCAGCATCGGCCAGGGCGACGAGGCGCTGGCGAAGTTCGCCCAGGAGGGCGAGGCATCGCTGACCAACGCCCGGAAGCACCTGCGAACCTTCAAGAGCTTGCAGGATAAGGGCGTTCGATTTGCGGATGGCGTTGACGATCCCGCCAACTTCATCGACATTCTCACCAACGAAACCAATACTGAAAACTGAGAGAGGTTTAAAAAATGGCTGCATTAGGAGCATCAACAACTATCACCAGTCGAAGCCGTGGCCTGCAAGAGCATGTCGTGGTGTCGGGTGATACCATTTATAGCGGCGCGCTCGTCGGCCTGGGCGTTGGAATTACACCCGGCTACCTTGTCCCCTGGGGAACAGGCGATGGAACTACCGCCGAGATCGCCTTCCTGGGCCTGGCAATCATCACTGTTTTTGATACCGATTCGGATGTCCTCGACTATGCCATCGTTGGCGATGGAACCGAGACTTGCCCGGTCGATACTTCCGGGATGTGGATCAAGGGACTGACAGACGGAACCGCGATCAGCATCGCATCTGTCGGCCTGCCAGTGTTCAGCCCGGACGACAACCCGGCGGACATCACGATCACCAACACAGGGGCCGTCGATCCAGTCGGAACCCTGATGAAGCTGCTTTCCGATTCCGATGATACCTTCGACTGTTGCCTGTTCACTCCGAACGAGGCCTACAGCATGAGGAACAGGACGGGCCTCTAAGCCTTGACCAATTCAATAATTAACCTTTTAGTGAGGAGATAACGATGGCAGGACAGCCAGTCTTAGCCGGGGCGACCTTTGCAGCGGGCATACTCGCGCAAGCCCTGGGAACATACAAACAACAGTATGAGGTATCCAAGAACCGCCTGGGCGGTTGTATGGAAATTGATTACCCCTCGACTCGTCGCGAGGAGATATATGCCTATATGACCACGCCCCCATTTTTGAATAGATGGCCAGTGGGTCAAAATATGGAAATGGGTACATTTAAGGGGGTCAGGTACACCTGCCTGAACCACCGATGGGCGCAAAGTGTGTCCTGGAACGCCTCAGACGCGGCTGACGACCAGCTAAATTCTCTGCTGCTGACGGCGCGCCAGATTGGCCAAAACGCGGCACAATTAAATGAGAGGCTCTTTTTCCAGGTCTTAACCGGAACGACCGACACCGACCTGCTTCCTTCCGCTACCCCCAACGCCCCGGACGGCGTGGCGCTGTACAGCGCGACCGATGGGCCGGGCGGCGCACGTTTCGGCGTGTCGGGCGGAAACATCGTTACAGGGAACGTAACCAGCGCCATCCAGTGTAGGACGGCCTACTGGACGGCCCTGGGGCAGTTCCGCAACATGCAGGACACGCAGGGGCAGCCCTTGCACGATGAGGCCGTGATCGACGGCCCCAAGATCCTGATTTACAGCGCAGCCAATGAGCAGGTTTTCCGCGAAGCGTTCATCCAGAACCAGGTCGCGGGCCAGGCTATGACAGGCGCAACCCCATCGGCCTCAAGTACCGACATCGCCGCGTCCTCGAACTTGATCCAGGACAGCGACCAGGTGCCGAGTCTTTGGAGTACGCAGCGCATCAGTGACAACAACTCTTACCTGTTCCTGGAAAACTCGCCCATCAAGGCGATCTTCTCCCAGCTTCGGGAGCCGCTGCGCGAACAGGTCGCGACGATGGACAACTCAGACATCGCAAGAGATTCTGGGGTGGAATCGGTTAGATTCTGGATGCGCTCTGGCGTTTCGCCTAACCTTCCATACCAGACCATAAACCTAAATGTATAAAGGGTTTGTGAATTTTTTAATCTAACTTTTTATAAAGGGGAATGAGATGGCGAAGGCCACCAAGAAGGCGGCGGAGTCCGTGGAGACTCCCGCCGCTGCGGAATCGGTAACGAAAACGAAAAAGGCGCAGACCGTCGAGGCGATCAGCTTTGATGGTGAAAAGCGATTTTTCATCGGCATCAAAAATAACGGGATGAGTGATCCGCCCTGCCTGGCCGTAACCCTGGCGGGCGTGTCGGTCCCTGTAAATACCGCGCAGATTGAAAGCGTCGATGACGGCGGCGACAACTGGCTGACCCTGGGCGGCAAGCTCAAGGGCGATTACAAGGACTTGAACGCCGACAGGCTGAGGGCCGTTCTGCGCGCCCTGAGTTATCGCCGGGTGCGCTGGTTCAAAAAAGAAGATGGCAGCGTTCGCCGCGCCTACGTCTACAGCTTCGAGGAAACCGGCGGGATGTCCGCCAACGTGAGAATAGAGGACACCGAACCCCTGGCGGCGTATGTCGTCATCGTCCCGCTGGATGACGCAGTACCCGGCCAGCGTGAACCGGAGAAGGAGCCATCCTGTCTTGACCTTTACCCGGAACTGGCGGACCCGATGCAACCCGAATAGAGAGTAAACGAAGATGCCAACCCAGGCCCAGGTCCAGACGCTCATCTCCTCACAGGTGGGGCTACTCCAGAACCTGTTTAGCAAGAACACCTGGAACGCCGACACCGAAACGATGCGCGGCGATATCCAGGACGCTTTCGGCTATTCCCCGCAGATCGAGGACGCGGTCGCGTCTACCCGCGCCATCCTGTCGTCGGCCCTGGGAACCTCTGCGGCGATCCTGACCCCCGGCCTGCTGGAGTATGCGAAGCTCGCCGACACCGGGCCAGCGCCTGATAAAACCCCCTGGGCGTTCACGGACCCGCAGGCGATCATCACCCGGCTGGCGCGGTTTATGAACGATGACAGCGAGTCGGTCGTATCGCGGGATGTGACCTTCGGCGATCCCGGCGCATCGCCGGGCGGCTCCAACGTGGGAGGCGGGACCATCTTACAGGTTACAGTCGATGCGGACGGTTACGCCATCGAGAGTGTCCCCGACGATGAGGACATCAAGGCCATCTGCGTGTCTGATCGCAACAGCGGAAGCCCCATACAGGAGGAGCTTTTTCAGTTCCAGGGCGGGGCCGCAGCCATCGACAACCTGGCGCACGAAGGCAGCGGGCGCGTCCAGACCATCAAGGCCGTGAGCGCGGCGGACTCCACGGCGTTTATTGATAACCCATCCTTTACCGACTTTTCAGGGGACGCGGCCACGCCGACCGCCATCACAGGCTGGGCCGTGACCAGTGACATCGCCAACCTGGAGATGGACACGACCGTTTATAGAAGTTTCAGCGGCGAGGGGTCAACGCCTTACAGCTTGAAATTCAAAGCGGCGGACACGGTAACGCAGACCTTTTCAGACCTGGGGACGACCTTTACAACGGATCAGCCATACCTCGTCCAGGTCGCATACAATACGGAGGGAAACGTAAGTGTTGGCGACCTCAAGATCACAATTGGGAACAGCACCAAGACCATCACGCTTGACGGCGTGGCGAGTGGCTGGAACGTGGCGCAGATCGCATTGACCGCCAGTTCCTGGCTGCGGTCGTTCGACAAAAACGATGCGGTTTTCTCACTCCAGACCCTGGGGAGCTTTTCCGGGTCGGTCCTGGTCGATGACGTAACCATCGCGCCGATGACACGCTGGAACACGGGCCAATATTATTCCGTGGTAGGGGACGCGACCCCGTTCCTGATCGATGACGAGTTCAAGTGGAACGTGGCCTGCAACCCGACAACGGCGGGCCTTGTCAACCTGTGGATGTATGAAGCCTTCGGGCGATACCTTCCATCGTCCGGTTCCCCAACCTGGGCAGATCCGAGCTAATGGCAGCACTAGACGCAGAAGTTAGGGCGAGATATTCGACCCAGTACCTGGTCAACCTGACGCAGCCCGACGATGCCAGCGCGACGAGCGAGGACACCGCCCGCATGGATGCGGCTGTGACCGATACCCAGGCGGACTTCGCCGTCGAGGTCGGCCTGGAGTACGAGGCCGCGAACACAGCCCACATCGTCATCGGGGTGGAGGGTGTCATCGTTCACCTCCTGGAGCGTACAGGGCGCGGCGAAAAGACAACCCGCGAACGCTACGACCGATACATCGAGCGCCTGCGGTCCCTGCGCTCCCGGATCTTGCCGGGGACCACATCGAAGGTCATCCCCACGCCTGAACGCGGGAACCCCGTCCGCCCGATCTTCGATTCCCCGCGCTTCGACGGCGTGAACCCTGATGCGCCTCACGGGGCCACCTCCATCGGAGAATAGCCAGATGCCGCCGCCTTCTCGACCCGTCCCAGGATTCGGCGAGATGCAGGAGTCCATCAACTTCGTTGAGCTTTTCCCGGTCGATGAGATGATTGCAAAAATCAAGAACCTGGAGCCTGTCCTTAAAACCATCGGCAAGGAGATGGAGATCGAGAGCCATCGGGCGTTTTTAGAATCTGAACAGAAGTTCGGGGACTGGATCTGGCCGCCACGCTACGGCGGCATCCCATCCCCGTCTAAAATCAATTACGCCGGGGCGCTGCAAGACCTGACCGATGGCCCGAAGGTGCAAGGCCGCCGCTTTAACGATACCCCGGCCCTCAAGGATTCGGGCCTCCTGTCTAAGTCCATCCAACATGAAGTCCTTGGCAATTCCCGCGTCCGGGTCGGCGTAACTGGCCCGGCGGCGAAGTACGCGGGGAATCAGCAATGGGGACTCGAAAGCACCCAGGACATCCCCGACAGCGCCATCGAGAAGCTCGACAAGCAGATCGACAAGGAAACCAACGAGGAGCGCCTGGAGGGGTTCCACGCGCTCCGGGCGCGACTTGTGAGGGATGGTAGCGTATTGACGACCGAAGTGCAGAAGCGGCCATTCCTGGGCGTTACAGACGAGATGCAGGTCGAGATACCCCGCATCCTGTCCAAATACTTTGACGGAGGAGCCGATGGCAGTCCCAACACCTGAAAACATCATGCGCCTCAAGGGTCGTTTCGTGAAAGACCCATCGGACCTCGCGGCGGCCTACCCCTACGGCGGGACCGCCCTGGGCATCATCGGCGCGGCGCGCTTCCTGCCGGGCGTGAAGTCCGCCCCATTGCCCGGCGAAGAATTTGGGAACGTTATCACAGAGGTACTGACCACGGCATCCGCCGGGATATTGACGGCCACGCTCAGATCCTACGATGGCGACCTGTTGCCAATTATATTCAGCCCGCAAAACTCGACCGCCGGGAGTAGTTCCGGGGAGCAGGTCGTCGCGGGCAAGGTCGCCAGCACCGCCGGGGCCGTGTCGAACTCCGATGGATCGCCCGGCAAATACGCCAGCGCCGACTCGTTCGCGCTGATGTTCTGCCCCGATGCCGAGGACCATCAACCGTTTTTGATCTTCTACAACGCGATGCCCCTGGTGCAGGAGGCCGCAGAGATTCAGCTTACATTGACGGCGGACCTGGAGATCGGGGTCGCGTTCCACGCCGCGCCCGATTCGACCTATCGGACCTACGCCTGGGGATTGCGGGAGGATCTGAGCCTGTGATGGACCTGCAACAAGACGATTTCGGCGAGTTCCTGCTGGCGGGCGGCTCCCTGACCTTC